GCTTTTTCGATGATGGTCGACGAGGCACTTGAGAGAATGAAAAAGATGCTTGAGAGCAACAAAGCGATGCAGACGCTTGTGAGCGGTGAGGCAGGTGAGGTCAATGAGTAAAATCGTAGACTTTTTCATGCAGAACGCAAGGACAATCGGGATTGTGTACGTTGTGGGTGCGGTCGTCGTATTTTTAGCGATGACAGCGTTTTACATTTGGGTCGACAGAGCAAGCAAAAAGGAACAGGAGCTTTACTATGACGAATATTATTATCCGGATGACGAATTTGCGGAAAGAATGTCGGTGGTAGTATGGTTTATTCTTTCATTGGGATGTGCGATTTTATGGGTCGGTATTCCGTTACTGATTTGCGGGTTGATTGTGTACACAGAACTTGAGGAACATTGTCCGGAACTTATGGGAGACATGACGGACAGAAACACAGAAGAATTTGACAAGGAGGAAAACAAATGATTTCAAATTGCGGACATGATGAAAATAACAGATACAGCGGAGGAAAGGCAGGAGACCAGACAGGTACAGAGTGGAGGGTTATAAATTGGTATAACAGACCGTGGAAATGTGTCCTCCGTCATCCGGATGCAAAGGTCAGAAAAATGATTGCGAGCATGGCAAAGGCAGCAGCAGTCAACAATAAAATCGGATATGACCAGTCAGAGAGATACACATTTTGGGAGCATCTCAAGGCATCGAATTACGACCCTGCACAAATCACGATTGCGTGTGAGGCAGATTGTTCATCCGGTGTCGCTGCAATCGTAAAGGGTGCAGGTTACAGACTGGGAAATGAGAAAATGAAGAATGTGAGCATTTATCTCTATACCGGAAACATGAGAGCGGGTCTCAAGGCAGCAGGATTCGAGGTGTTGACAGACAGCAAATATCTGACATCGGATGCGTATTTGCTTGAGGGAGACATCCTCCTCAATGACAATGCTCACGTTGCAACGAACCTCACGGACGGGGCAAAGTCATCCGGAACAGGTGCATCCAACACAACAACAGTCAAGAGCAATGCAAAGGTCGACGTTGCACACGGGTTCAACAAGAGCCTTGCAGGAACTTACAAGGTGACTGCATCCGGATTGAATCTCCGTGCGGGAGCAGGAACAGGAAAGTCAATCCTTGCGGTGATGAAAAACGGTGAGAAAGTCCAGTGCTATGGATATTATAACGATTGCAACGGTGTGAAATGGTTGTATGTGGTTTACAAGAACATCGTCGGATATGCGTCAAGCAAGTATTTGAGCAAATAGGAGGGAAAATCATGTTATACTATTTAGGCAAAGGAACAGAGTTCAAGAAAGAGGACTGCAAAGAGTACAAGACCATTGAGGGAGCAATGAAAGCAGCAGCAAAGGACGAGAGTTTTGTTGTGTGGGATGAAAACGGAAACCTCATCGGCTCACTCACGGACAATGTTCCGGAGGGAGCATTGCAGACAAATCCGGACGGCAGCGTCAACACATACGATGCAGACGGAAACAAGGTCGGAACAGTCGATGCAGAAACCGTTGAGAAAATGACAACATTTGAGAGTGACGAGGATGCAGCAGGGCAGCAGGAGGACGCAGAGGACGGGGGAACAGCATCAAACGATGCAGAGACGACAAATCCTCCGTATGAACCGGAAACGGGCGAGAATGGGGCAAATACAGAGCCACAGGAGGCAGAGGACGAGCCGGAGGACAAAGTCATCATCCCGCAGGGAAAAATGAAAGTGACGGTCATTTGCGACGGCTCACTCAATATCAGACGTTCCGCAGCGTGGGGCAATGAGAACATCTGCGGTCGTGCTATCAGAGGACAGTCATATTACGTGAAAGAGATTCATGTTGTGGACGGAAAGAAGATGGTCAGAACAATCGGCGACCTTTACCTCTCCGGAGAATCGGAGCATGTACAATTCGAGCAGTTATAAGAGCATACAGACAAAAAAAGAGGACGGCATCCGGAAACGGGTGTCGTCCTTGTGCTATAATGGATTTATGAACGTGCTTGAATTTTGGCAATCAACGCATCCTGCAAAACTTTTGAATAGTTGATACCGTAATTTTCACATGCAGTATTGAGCCATGCAGGAATACTCAAAGTTTTCTTGACTGCCTTGTCATTGTACGCACGGGCGTATTCGTCGAGGTTGACACAAATCAAATTGACAAGTGCTGCATCCTCGTCCTTTTCGACTGCATCAAGAGGGGTCGGAGCGGGAAGAACATCACCATCACGCAAGGATGTGAATAAATACTGACCGCAAGCCTCTTGAGCCATTGCGAAAGCGTCCGCAAGGTTATCTCCGTAAGTTGCTAAATCATTGAGGTCGGGGAAAATAACTGAATATTTCCCGTCGTCCTCCGGATAAAAAACAGCAGGATAAATATAATTCATGATAACGCTCCTTTCTTTAATGGGTGGCAGGTCTCATTTGAGACCCGCCTGTTTGAGTATGGAGTTGACAACCCTTTGAGGAATGTCGCCTCGATGATTTGGGATTGTAACTTTTCCCGTTTTGGTTGGGTGTTTGTATTGGTGATGTGAACCTCTCACATCTACCAACTCCCATCCGTCATTGAGGACTATTTTTTCAATTTCTCGAAATCTCATTTGTATTGTTTCCTCCTTACAAGTATATAATAACACGTATTTTGCGTAATGTCAATAAAAATATACGTAAAATACGTAAAAAATAACAGAGATTTTCATACTACTAAATTGAACCTACCGACCGGAGGGGTTCAGTTAGTAGTATAACAATCATAAAAAAATAATATGAATGTTTTTGTCATGGTCAACACGGATTTCCTTGACAATGGAACGCCACAATTCACGCCTCTCCGGTATAGACAAAGAATCATACACACTTTCAAAATCCATTTTCAAAAAGTTTTTCAAATACGATAAATCCTTGACGGGTCGGGAATCCTCTGCATTTATTTTCTCAAGCTGCATCAGCAATTTTTCTCTATCAAGTTTGAACTCGTCCATTGTTATGAGGTCGTTCAAATATAGGTCTTTCAATTTCTGCATTTTTCCCTCAATACTCCGGCGTTTGGCATCGGTACGCAATGCCGGAAGATTTGCAACCTCGTATTCTGCAATATAGTTTTCCAGTTCCGGACGGATGCGTTCGAGGAGCATCTTTTCAAGGGTTGTCTCAAATACAAGTTTTCGGTTCGGGCAGCGGTGCAGGTTCACACCCTGTCGGCAGCGGTACACACTGTATTTATATACGATTCGTGTTCCGTCGGCACGGACACGACCTCCTGCACGTTGCTGACATCCGCTCATGATATGGTCGCAGTCATCGCAGACAACGAGACCACTGAAAATATAATCGTGCTTTTTCCCGCTCTTGATGTTGATTTTGAGAAGTCTCTGCACATCAAAGAAAAGGTCACGGTCGATGATAGCAGGACAATAATTTTTATTGTCACGAAACTCACCGATGTATTTCGTATTTGTGAGCATATTTTTGAGACTGGCAGCAGAACGGACAAGTCCGAACTCGCTCTCCATGTACCGGAGTGTCATGCTCAAGTTTCCAGTCTTGCGGTAGTATTGGAAGATAGCAACGGCGGTCGGAGCGTCGTCATCCGGTACAAGGTGTTTATTTACAATCTTATATCCGAGAGGGGTTGAGCCGGAAAGAACCTCCCCGTTGTCAACCTTGTCATCGAACACGCCGAGGATTCGGTCGGAATCATTTTGAGCCTCAAGTTCTGCCCATATCATTGAATTATTAACGAAAGCACGACCGTGAGGGGTTGAGGTGTCAAAATAAGGCTGCTCAATGGCAGTCCATGAAACACCGTGCTTGTCAAGAATGTCCTGCGTGTTCAGATAATGACGGAGGTTTCTGAACCAACGGTCAAGACGGGTGAAAATAATGAGGTCAATTCTACCTGCACGGACATCATCAATGAGGCGTTGAAAGTCGTCTCGTTTCAATTTCTGTCCGGAGATTCCGTCATCAATGTATGTGTCAACGAGAATCATATTCTCATGACTGTCTATGTATTTTTGCCCTGTTGCTAATTGGTCACGCATAGAATCTCCGTCCTTGACCTGTTTGTCGGTCGAAACACGGATATAAATTGCCACACGGAGCAGGATTTTCTCAACAGGAGCGGTTGTTTTACGTCGCATTTTATCAACTCCATTCAAAAAAAGGTATAAAAATAAAACCTATGCACAAGCACGGTTTTATGATAAAATGAGACTTGCGGGTGACATTTTATCGCCGTGCTTATACGGAGGTATATGTTGTCAAAGAGCGGTTTCCATTGGCGTGGAGGCTGCTCTTTTTTTATTGCAAAAATTCGATAACGACATCAAATCAGTGCGGGAATTTCGTTCTGTACACTTTCCTTGAGAAAGGAGGTGAGCAGGATGAAAATTCTCGTTTGGGAAATGAGAACCTCAAAGGGGTTCACATTGATGGAGTTATCGAAGAAATCCGGAATCGGAAAATCTACGATAAACAACATCGAAAACGGTAAGGTGTCGCCGACATTATTTCAGCTTGAAATGATAGCGATTGCATTAGGCGTGAAAATCACCGACCTGTTTGAATCCGAATACAAATAATTGTATCACATTGCAGCGGGATTCCGGCAGCAGGAGGAACGATTTCCACGATTATGGAAATCAACCTCGATATTTCCACAATGATGGAAATATATGATACACTGTAATCGGAAAGGGGGTGTTCCCCTTGAATTACAAAGAGGCTATTGTTGAAATAGTCGGGAAGATACAAAACGAACGCATCCTAAAGAGGATATATAAATTCGTGGCGTATCTGTACACCCATGAGGCTGACAGTTGAAAAGGCTGTCAGTCTTTTTCTTTATTATTTTGTGTGAACTCAATCGCCTTTTTCATTAAGCGGTCGAGTGCAGCGATGTCCTCGTCACTCAACTCAAGCATGAATTTGAAAAGGCTTTTTCGTGCCTCATCCTCACCCGCCATGATGCGGTCAATGCGTTCGATGAAATCATCGTCCGTGTCAATGAACATCTCACCGTCTCCGGTGGTCAACCACATATAATCAACATTATACTCACGACAAATCGCCTTGACGACCTGTTCAGTCACGGAGTTTTTTCCATTCTCAAGCTGACTGACAGAGTTCTTTTTCATTCCTATTTTCTCACCGAATTTCTCAAGAGTGAGACCGAGAGCTTTTCGGACTTCTCTGATTCGTTCGCCTTGCGTCATACTGAATCACCTCCTCTGTTTTCTAAAGCATAACACCCAACGAGACAAAAATCAATAAAAAAGTTCTTTGAAAGAACAAAAAAGTGTTGACAATGTTCTTTGAGGGAATTATACTGTTCTTACAAAGAACAACAGGGAGGTGAAAAGAAATGCCAAAACATGAAATTTCAAACGTAAGAACACGGGGAACTGGGGCGATTGAAAAACTCATTTTCTACAAAACGGAGGTTTCCGAACACCAAGAGATTAGAGTGAGAGCGGAATTCGAGGGAGACCCCGAACCGGAGCAAATCAAGCAGATTTCAGAGGTTGTCAAAAAGGCAGCGGAAGAAATAGGAAAGATTGTGGAGGAGTGGTGAAACACTCCTCCGAGAAAATCATTTCAAAGTGCGAATGTGTTGTGCAAAATCTTGTGTTTCAACACATGCCTTGATAGCTGATGCGAGAAGACGTTCAAATTCTTCTTTTGATAAATCAGAAACTTTTGAAAATTTGATGTCGCTATTTTCAAACGCACTTGCAATCGCACTTTTGAAAGTGTCATGATGAACCGCCATGTTGTCACCTACTGTCATTTTGGAATGGTCGCACATTTATTATATGGCAGGAGATGCAACAGGACAAGCAAGAACAGGAGGAACGGAAATGAGCAGAGTAGAGGAGTTGAATCAGTACATACAAGAGTTATTTGATTATTGGGATGGAAAAAACGATGATTTTGAACCTATTCCGATACCGAAAGAAGTCGACGACGAAATGCAGAGAGATTCATTTTATTAAAGCCGAAACGGGGCAACAGTCGCCCCGTCAGCGTCCGGATGGCGACCGACGCTCTGACGATGGCAAGCCGAGAGACAGCGTCAGCGATACCGTGGGAAACATGGCAGCGGGTGGACTTGCTAAAAGGTTCACGGTTGGTCAACAGGTTTTCAATGATTTTTTAAGGTGAAAAGTCATAACACGGTAGACATAGCCGGAAAGCAGGTGGACGGGATGCAGAGACCGAGAGAACCACCAGTGCAGGAAATCACATAAAACACTATCAACAGAGGAGGTGTTGAATCATGACGAGAAACGAGAAAAAGACGGCAATCGAGAACATGGCAGAAAGATTCATGAATATTTCCGACCTTGAGGGAAAATCAATGGCAATCATGGTCATGTCTGCATACGCAGAGGGCAAGGCAGCAGGAAAAGTCGAGGAGCGTCGCAGATGGGAACAGAAAGAGGCGGTTGCAACGACCGCCTAACCGAACACGAAAACAACAGGCAAGAGCCTTTTTAATAGATTGGAGGTGCAGCAGGTGAGTGAACAGAACATCAAGAAATTTTATGAGACATTAGCGAGAATCATTTCTGAACGTGAGCAGGTGAAAATCACCGTGAGCGTCTCAAAGAAAGAAAAAGCAGCATAAAGACAAAAAAACGGATGACCGCTGCGAACGGTCATCCGTGTGTCAATCGGTGTCGATTGATATGTTTCAAACTAAGAATATTATATCAAATCTGACACGAAAAAGCAACTCAAAAACGACCGGAAAGGTCGGGAAAACAAAGGGTTTTCGGAACTTTTATCGTCCTTGTAATAGATAATAACAAGTCTACGAAAACATAACAGGAGGATTGTGTCAGATGGCAAGAAAAAGAGGGATGCAATATATCCCGTATGATTATGAGGCAGCATATAACAAAGCGATGGAGGACATGCATGAGTGGTTCATTGAGAACCTGTTCCAACATCGAAAGAAAGTTATATATGCACTGAAAGAGATAACAGCAGGAGACCAGTTTGAAATTGAGATATATCCGCAGTTCCGGAGTATGGATGAAGTACCTCCGGAGGGGAGGACAATCAAGAAAGACAACAACAAGGCTCAAAAGAATCTGAATGACAAGAACGCAAGGAAATACGTTGAGAGGTTAATCAACGAGAATTTCAGCGACCGTGATATTTGGATGACATTGACCTATGATGACGCACACCTCCCGCCGGATGGGGATGTTGATGCAGCAATCAAGAATGTGCAAAAGTACATCCGACGCATCAACTATCAGAGGAAAAAGAGAGGTCTCCCGAACGCAAAATATGTCTATGTGACCGCATACAATCCGGATGCGGAAATCAGATGGCATCATCACATCGTCATGGATGGTGCTTTAGACATGGAGACGGTTGAATCCTGTTGGAAACAGTCAAGCAGGAATGAGGTTCGCAGGTTGCAGACAGACGAAAACGGTTTGTCCGGTATGGCGAATTACATCGTTGAAGAAAAGAACCGTGTTCCGTCGGAAAAGAGATGGAACAGTTCGCAGGGATTGAGAGACCCACGAATCAAGGTCGTACACTCCAAACGTCCGGCAGCAGGAGGCAGCTATAAAAAAATAGGGTCATTTGTTGACGGTATGGTCAAAGATAGGGATTCAATACCGGAGATATTAAAAAAGTGGTATCCGGACATGGATTTCACAAATGCAGCAGTGTACTACAACGATTTTAACTGCATGTTTTATATACATGCACGAATGCGGAAAAGGAGGTCGACAGGTGAAAAGACGAATAAGACGAATAAGACGGATAAGACGGGCATTGAAAAGAGCAGGTTTGTATAATGCGTTTCACATCGCATTGATTGCGGTATTACTGACAGGATTTTGCGTGATATTGTTCAATGTCAAAGAACCGGAGCAGCAGGAGGAAAAACCGGAGACGACGCAAGCGGAAGTGATGCAGAATCCGGAGACGATGACACAGACAGCAGAGAGCATCGAGGACAAATACAAGGTGTTTGATACCATGTCCGAGGACTGGGGGAGTGATGACCTTGAGGGATTCGTGTTCTACGACCTGCCGGAGAAGTATGCAGACAAAGGCTATTTTCCGGAGAAAATGCAGATATACACAAGATGTCTATGCAAGCAAAACGATGTTCCGTATGCCCTTGTATTGGCAATCATAGAGTATGAATCCGGATATGAGTTCGACAAGACCGGAGACAACGGGAACTCAAAGGGATATATGCAGATATATGAGAAATGGCACACCGACCGGATGCAGAAATTGAACTGCACCGACCTCATGAACCCATATCAGAATGTGAAAGTCGGGATTGATTTCCTCTCGTATCTCCTCAAGAAATACGGAACGGTGCAGGATGCACTTGCAGCGTACAACTACGGTGAAAGAGGTGCAAGGGAACATTTGTGGAACAACGGCGTGTATGTCTATTCATACAACACGGCAATCATGCAGAGAATGAAAGAGATTGAGGAGGTGGTCGGGAAATGAGGTTTGACTGGAAACCGGAATCGAAAGAGAGGTATTTCCGAAAAGCGGAGGCAGCAGTCAAGGCAGCGGGATTCGATGACATCCTGCGGGTAGACAGAGACCAGTTTTCCGTCGTCAAGGGAACGGTCAAGGTACATTTCAAACCGATTTCGAGAGACGGGAAAACACGCCGATGGTGGGAGGCAAAGAGAACGATTGAGAACATGCATGAAGTGCCTCCGGCAAAAGACCAGTTCGGCAAGAAACACAAGAGCATTTTCATACATGCTTTTATGATTTTAGAAATGGAGGAGCAGGACAAATGAAAACATACAGACAGAAACATCCGTACATTGCACAAATCGGGTACATACTGCGGTACAAGCTGCAACGGTTCACATGGATGTTCAAGGTCAAGGATTGCAGACACATTTGTTTGTTCCGCGAATATTATGACACATGCAGACAGGAGGGCAAAGGCAAATGAACATGAAATATGCAATGAGAAGTGAGGACACAGAGCAAATCAATGTTGTGTCGTGGGCGAATTGGAACATGAACCGTTATCCGGAATTGAGATGGTTGTTCCATGTACCGAACGGAGGCAGCAGAAACAAGCAGGAGGCAGTCAAATTCAAGCAGATGGGTGTCAAGGCGGGTGTTTCTGATTTGTGCCTCCCATATCCGAAAGGCTCATACTGCGGATTGTTCGTTGAAATGAAATTCGGTAACAACAGGCAGCAGGACACGCAAAAAGAGTTCCTTGCAGACATGGCAGCAGCAGGACATTTCGTCGCAACCTGCTATTCAGCAGAGGAGGCAATCAAAGTCATTGAGGAATATTTGAATCTTGCGTTGTGTTATTGTCCGGAGGAGGATTTCAACAACAAAATGAGCATCCCGAACAACAGCATCCTCAAAGATGGGAAAGTCAAGGGAGGCAGGTCATGACGCTTGCGGATTTACTCAACACATTAGAGAGTGCTGACATGCTGCGAATCATCAAGGGAGACGAGGAGATGTTCGTCGGTTATCTTGCATTATTCGCACCGGAGGTCGGTCACACGAACTGCACACTCTATGAGCAACACAAAAACGACACGGTCGTGAAATTCAGAGCAGTTCCGGAGATTACTCACAGGAAATGGAAAGAATTGAACCTCATGTCACCATTACGACCGGATGAAACGCCGGATTTCAAGTTTCAAGAATTGCAAATGAAACTGTATTACACAATTTATTTATAACAGGACAATAACAGGAGAACAGGAGGAAAAGACATGAAAATTATTGCAGTAATGTCACCAAAAGGAGGAATCGGGAAAACAACGACATCCGATTCAATCGCCTATATGTTGGGCGAGGAGCAGGGAAAAAGAGTGCTTGTGTTAGATGGAGACCCACAGGGAGACACATCAAAGACGTTCGGGGTATATGAACCGGACGGAATCGGCATGAGTGAACTGCTTGAGAAACATGAATGTGTCGGAGGTACATATAAAACAGGCGATTTGATTCGACCGACTGACTATTCGCACATTGACATCATTCCGGCGAATGGCTATCTCATGAAAACCGACATGAATCTGCTGCTCAAGTCAGAGGATAACCAAGTCACAAGGATGCGTGAGGCGTTGGAGGAGGTATCTGACGCATACGACTATTGCATTTGTGATTGTGGTCGTTTGCTTGACATGGTAGTCATTAACATTCTGATTGCAGCAGAACTCGTCATCGCTCCGGTAAAGGTCGGAGGATATGAAATCGAGGCATTGCAGAACCTTGAGGAACAGATTGAGGATTTGAGAGACATCAATCCGAATTTGAGAATCAAGGCACTAATGACAATGAGACAGAAAAACAAGACCTCTCTTGAGGTGGAGGAATGGTTGAAAACAGAATCCGGATTTGACATGTTCGTCACACCGATTCGACGTTCAATCGTTGCAGAAAAATCAACAACGGCGATGATTCCACTCCCGAAATTTTCAAAGAGAGGAATTGTGTCTCAAGATTACAGATGTGTGGTGCATGAGTTACTCAAGGAAATGGAGGGGTAAATGTGGGAAAGAGGAAAATCACCTGCAACAACGTCTCCTGCAAATACCACATAAGCGGAGGCGGGTGCGATACCTGCATCACACTTGACAGTTCGGGAAAATGCAAGTCCTTTGAAAAAGGTTTTGCATATTATTTTCACATTGTATGGGATGCACTGGGAAACAAAAACTTTATTGACATGATAGAGGTGCAGAGAAATCCGGATTTGAGAATCGGAATGTATTATGTGATGGAATGTTACGAACTGGGATTTTCGGAAATGGAATGGGGAACATGCAGGATGCTCATGCTGAAGAACGGAGAAAACGGCGAACCGTTGAATTATGAGGGAATCACAGCGAGAGAGTTAAACATGGAAAAATTCAGAAAACACCTCAATGATTTTGAGAACGGGATAATGCCAAATCAAGCACAAAAAGAGCAGGAACAGAAGAAAACCGAAACGAAAGAGTTCGGGTGGTTGTCTCCGACAGGCGTTTTCACGGAATCACCGTTCGGAACGCATGAAGAATCAGCGGAACAGATATGCGAAAGAAAAGGGTTTACGGATGAGTATTGGAAATGGGTGAAAGAATCCGGAGACAATGAAATCGGACACCTCATGCGTGATTTTCTTTCGGAGGTCAAAGGATATTGTCTGATTCACAATCCGTCCGGATATGCCGGATATATAGTGACAAACATGAAAGCACTGACAAAACATCAGAAAGATTTTTTATACAATTATTTTATGGATATGGGAGACAGATTCAAAGCTGAACAATTTATCGAGTAAAAAGGAGGAAAGCACATGGGAAACATCGTGAAAACAGCACAATGCAGGTTTTGCGGTCAGATGGTACAGATTGAGACCGACAAGGAACTGACGCAACCACAGGCAGAGGAACAGGCAACAATGACATGTAACTGCACAGAGGCGGTCGAGTATCAGAAAGAGAAACAGAGGAAAGAAAAGGCAATGATGAATGTGTCTGCCTTGTTTGGAGAGAACGCAGCACCGGACAAGAGATGCGGTGAGGGCATCGTGAACATCTTAAAGGCAGCAGTCGAGGAGATTTACACCGGAGGACTTGCGAAAGTCACATTGAACCTCCGAGGGGGGGGTCAAAGCATCAATTTCACAGAATGCAAAGGGTGAAATCAACGTCGAACGTACAGAGACAAAGAAACAGAAACTCACAGAGTAATAACAGGAGGTTGAACAGATGGCAGCAGGATTCAGCGTGAAAGACGCACTCAACAAGAACAGCAAAGCGGGGATTGATGAATCTCCGAGAGCGAGATTCCGGACAAAGGACATTTCAATTTTCAAGATGTACCGGAACGATATGAATTTTTACAGTGCAGAGCAGATTGAGGAACTGGCAGGAGACATCCTCATGTATGGGTTGAAACAGAACCTTGAACTTGTATATGCACCATGCGACAAGGGCGAATATAGAATCGTAGCAGGTGAAAGACGATGGGAGGCTCTCAAGTACCTTGTGTCAAAGGGATATAAAGAATTTGAACTTGCAACCAGTAAATTGACAACGCCACAGGATAACGACGAGGAGCAGGTTGAAATCATAATTGCGAACGCATACCGTACAAAGACGACCTCCGACATGATTGAGGAGGAAACACGCCTCAAGGCATCTCTTGAACGTATGAAAGCAGCGGGAAAGAAAATCAAGGGATATGACCTGCAATCCGGACGATTGAGAGAGGTGATTTCCTCAATGCTGCACATGAGCAAAACAAAGGTTGCTCAAATAGAGGCAGTCAACAACAATCTGATTCCGGAATGGAAAGAGGAACTCAAGGGAGAACGCCTCACATTTTCCGCAGCCTATGAATTGAGCGGGATGACAGAGGACGAGCAGCGGGAGGCACTGGGGAAATTCACAGAAACCGGAGAACTCACACACAAAGATGTGAAAGACATGAAAGCAGAAAGGGCAGCAGGGCAGCAGGTGTCAGAATCCGACACAGAGACAGAAATCGGCATGAACCCGCCGGAAGTGAGAGCGGGCGACGAATATGAGACACCGCATCCGGAGGGAATCACATCAATATGTTATTCCTGCACCGAATATGAGACATGCAATGTCAAAACCGGAACATGTACATCATGCGACCAGTACAAGAACCGTACAGAGGCATACAAGACCGACGAGCAGAGATATTCAGAGGAACAGGATGCAATCGACCGTGAGACAAAGAAAAAACTCCGTGAGATGGAGCATGAGGAGAAGATGCAGAAACTCCCGTCAACAGCACCGGAGGAAATAAAGACAATCAGAGTGTCACAGGACAAATTCGAGGAATACACGGGAGAATATAGAAAACCGTACATGATAACAAAAGACGACGGATTCAAGGTCGGAAATGTCGTCAAATTAGTAGTATTTGCAGCAGGTAAAGCGACCGGAGAGACGGCAGACATGAGAATCACCTGCAAAGATGATGACATCACATGCAGTGGACTGTCAGACGGTTGGTGCGTTATCGGTTTAGGCGAGGCATAGAGGAGACAGAATGAGTCATAAACAGAGACACCCGTATTTGATGCAGATTGTATATATCTGTTGATCAGCACATTATAATATGCCATTTTCAGAAAAATAAATAGTGCAGAAATAATACGGGGATCTTCCATCCCCGAACCCCTGGAATCCTTGTTATAACAGTAATAGAAAAAATTATTATCGTTATAACAAGGCTAAAAATGGGATGTTTTAATTTTCCGAATTCTGCAAATTATGGCATCAAATAAAATGCGTTGTAACATATATCATCAAATACAGATTGAAGAATTGGAGGAAATAATTGAAAACAGTATATGTCAGAACAAAGACAAAAGACGAGGCAAGAAAGAGAGCGGAGTGGCTCTATATGATATTAAGGGATTGCACTCCGGTTATTGCAGATTTGCACACATCAAAAGCACAGGTTGTGACTGAATCAATGGTTATCAAGTATGTTCCGGAAAACTACACAATGGACGGAATACGATGCGACATTGCAATCGGGTTCGGGCAATTAGGAAAAATCATCGCAACAGAGAACACCTGTGATAATTTGATGGACGAAAGAGAACTTGCAAAGTATATCGTTGACAATGAAACGATTTCAGAAAATGAAAATATCGAATGCAGGAGGTAAAAATCAATGAATGACATCAAAAGAGGCGAAATGTTCTATATCAGCAGAGGGGGGGGCATCCTACAACGGGAGCGAACAACACGCAGACCGTCCGGCGGTAGTGGTTAGCAACAACAAGAACAATGAGAACAGCAATGTTGTTGAGGTTGTATATATGACTACACAGCCAAAAACAGACCTCCCGACACATGTGACAATAAGGTCAACAGGCAGAATCAGCACGGTATTGTGTGAGCAGGTTTATTCGGTATCAACGGAACGCATCGGAACATATATCGGAGAGGCGACAGACAAGGAAATGGAGAATATCGACATTGCTCTCATGATTTCCTTGCAGTTGGATAATGGCATTAAGACAGCAAAAGAGTATTACAAGACCATCAAGGAGCAGCAGGAGGAAATCGACAGTCTCAAGAGAAAAATTGAGACAATGCAGCAGGAGCATGAGGACACAATCGCAGAGATTGAACAGGATGCAGCAGTATACGTTGAGGAAAACAAGAAAATTGCAAATATGACATCATCAGAGGACACAATCAGATTACAGACAGAAAGAGACACATACAAGACCATGTATGAACAGTTACTCAACAGATTAGTGAATGGAGGAGCAGCATGAACAAAAGCGAGTTAAAGGCAATATTTATCAATGCAAAGGCAACAGATGCGAAATACATCGGAGTGAGCATCCAAACAGAGGGCAGCAGTCAACCGGAAATCATCATCAATCCGAATCCGAATTTTGATGCGAAATTTGACTACTACATGGAGGCATACGACGACGATTTGATTCTGATTGCAGCAAAGGGCAAAAAGGACATCAGAATCACGGCAGCAGGGCAAGGAAACCGTTTCGAGGATATTGAATGTCAGTTATTAGGAGAGCGGGGCAAGGGTTGGAAAGAACTCATTGCAGGAGCGATTGACAATGCGTATGAGAAAATGATTGCAACCACACCTCCAACGACAGAGGAGGAACAGACCCATTGTGAAATGATAAAAGAGGCAGTCAAGGGAATATTCATCAATGAGAGCAGGACGGCAGCAGAGGCAGAGTTCATCAAGACACACATTGTCGACTATGAGAAAATATTCGATGTCTGCATGAACGGTGATGACCTTGAGTTCAAAAAAGGACTTGTCAGATTGCAGAAAATGCAAAATGAATATGTCATGCAGCGGGAAAATGACTGATAGAGAAAAAGAGGCGTTCATCGGCGGGATAGAATTTGCGAGAGACTGGAATCTCGACATCCTGCCGGATGATTTGCGTTTATACGAGAGATTGATTCAAGAAAGGACGGAAAAAGAGAATGAACAAAGTCATATTGATGGGTAGGCTCACAAGAGACCCGAATGTCAGATATACACAGCAGAACAGTTCACAGGAATCCATGTGCGTGGCACGTTATACACTGGCAGTCGACCGCAGAGGTGCAAGAGACGGGCAGCAGTCAGCGGATTTTATATCATGCGTCGCATTCGGTAAAAATGGCGAATTTGCAGAGAAGTATTTGAAACAGGGAACGAAAATTGCTGCAACTGGCAGGATTCAGACAGGTTCATACACCAACAGAGACGGTCAAAAGGTATATACGACCGATGTTGTGATTGAGGAACAGGAATTTGCAGAAAGCAAGAGGGTAGCAGGAGAACAGGCAGAAAATGCCGGATATTCAGACGCAGGAGACGGATTCATGAACATTCCGGACGGTATCGACGGCGAATTGCCTTTTATGTAAGCGAAAAGGAGGGTTGTGATAATATGGGAATCTTAAAAGGCATAATTGACCGATTTCGGGCGATGGGAAAAACGGAAAAAGAGATTTCGGGCATTATTGAGACGGCAGCAGACAAAGCGACCGTAAATCCGGATGTCACGAAACCGGAAAAACCGAAAGAACCGGAAATGAAGATTGAAACAACAGCAGAGGCGTTCGTTGAGGCAGTTTTGCAAATGGGAACGACTTTGCAACAGGCAAAAACGGCAATTTTGAAAATGAGCAGTTCAAGAGATGCGGAAAACCGCAAAAACACGAATAACTGGCGTAAAATGCACGGTCTGCCTATGAGAAGAAAGCAGAAAGCGAGGAAAAAGCATGAAAGAGGAAAAGGAGCAGACGGTCATTGAAAAAACCTTGCTATATCTTGAAAATTATCGTGAAATGGAACGATACATCAACGAGGCAGTATCAGAGACCTCTCAAGTGCCGGATATAGGCAAATACAACATATCAGCAGAAAAGGCGTTCTTGCAATCGGTCAGAGAGTGCCGTGCAGAGACGGTCATTCTGTTTGAACACTTGAAAAAGGCTCTTGCATCGCTCAAGGAAGATGCAGAGGCAGCAGGTGAGGGGTACAAATACGACACTCTTGAGGCGGTCTATATAAAGGGCATGTCATACGAGGATATAGTGAGGGAGACAGGATGCGGACGCAACTCACCGAAAAAGTGGTGCAGGGTGATGATTCAGCGGTTGTCAATCAAGTTATTCGGTGCAAAAGCGATTGAAAATGATAAAAACGGAGTGAAAACAGGGTGAAATGAGGGTGAAAACAGGGGTAAAAAGTGGGTGAACAAAAGACAAAATAAACGTGATAATATGTTAGCGTGAACAGTTGAGACGAGCGATTGCAGATGTGCAGTCGCTTTTTTCTTGCCTGTTTGCCCTTCTGTTATATGCGGGTGGGATATACACAGTCATGTGCATAACTGCCCGCCTCTTGTGGATAACACAGCAGGAGAACACAGCAAGAGAGGAGAACACAGATGCTATTGAAATCATGCAGGTGTGGCAAGTTGATTCCACAGTCAATGAAGATGTGCGAGGAGTGTGAGCAACGGCAGCAGTCGAGACACATGATATACAACAACACACGGCGAGACGAGAGAGCAGCAGAGTTCTATGTATCAAAGGAATGGCGGGCAATGCGGGAACGTATCATTGAGGTTTATGACAACATAGATATATACGCATTATATGTCGAGCATGAGTTGCTCACATGCAATCCGGTTCACCATATCATTGAACTTGAGGACGACTGGGAACAGCGATTGAATCCGTTCAACCTCATACCTCTCAACCATAAGACACACAACACAATCACTGCTCTGTATAAGCAGAGCAAAGCAAGTATGAGAGCAACACAAAAACAGTTGAGGTCACTGATTGAGTACCACTTTCGAGAGGCAGGGGGATATAAAAAAGTTTTGTGCGATTCGTTTTTAGTCGCACCCCCTCTTTTCCTTGGAGAAAACTCCCCACGAGAATTTCAGTAGATGGGTATATCCGAAAGAGGTGTCAGAATGTGACACAAAAGCACTGAAATACTGACGGAAAGGAGGTTTGTTGCATCATGGCAGGACAAAGACAACCTACAGATTTGGTTGTGATGAACGGGCGAAAACACCTAACAAAAGCCGAGATTGAGGCACGAAAAAACGCCGAGGTCACAGCACCATGCGACAAAGTGAGACCTCCGTCATATTTGACACCGGAACAAAAGAAACAGTTCCGGAAGATTGCGAAAGAATTACTCGAAATCAAACTGATTTCAAACCTTGATTGCGATGCACTGGCAAGACTACTCATTGCACAAACGCAGTACATCGAAATCACGGAGCAAATCAGAGCAACTCCATTGATGGAGGATGTTCCAGTCTATGAGATGCGGGAAAATCCGGACACGGGCGAAAAAGAACGTGTGCAGGTCGGTACAAGACAGGTCGTTTCCGGAGAAAGAGAACGCCTCATGATTATTCAAGACCGCTGCATGAAACAGTGTAGGCAGGGAGCATCAGATTTCGGACTGACAGTTTCCTCCCGCTGCCGTTTGGTCGTACCGAAACCACAACAGCAAAAGCCGGAGAACAAATTTGCGAAATATGCAAATTAAGGCATGGCAAAAGCAGGAGAAACACAAGACCGCTGCACACAATACGCCCTTGATGTTGTATCGGGCAAGATAACAGCCGGAGAATATGTCCGTCTTGCATGTCAGAGGCATCTTGACGACATCGAAAAATCGAAAGCAGCACCATACAAATACTATTTCGACGTTGAAAAGTCGGAGGAAATCATCAATTTCGCAGAGGAATTGACTATTGCAGAGGGTGAGGAAAATGAGCATGTGACGGCATATCCGTTCCAGTGTTTCATTTTAGGGTCACTCAATGGATGGAGAACAAAGGAAAAGTCATACAGACGGTTCAGAACATCCTATGTGCAACTAGGACGACAGAACGGAAAATCGTTCATCAATGGTATTTTGGCATGTTATTACGGCAATTTCGACGGGTACAAGTACGGAAAAATATTTTGTACGGCGACAAAGCAAGACCAAGCGAATATCGTATTTGACGAGGTCGCAAAATTTATCAATTCCGACGAGGATTTGTCAGAATGGTTCAAGGTGCATGACCACAACCACACGATTGACTGTCTGCTGACGCATTCGGAAATCAAAGCATTGTCCGGAGACACAAAGTCACTCGACGGACACCGTGCATATTTGGGAATCGTCGACGAGTACCACGCCCACAAAACAAACCAGATGTACAAACTACTTGAGGGCGGTATCAAGAAACTCAAGTCGGCGTTGATTTCGGTCATTACAACAGCAGGATTCGACCTCAAGTCGCCGTGCTACAAGTTATATGAGTATTGCTGCAATCTACTCAAGGGCGTTTTCGAGAATGACAGTCAATTTGTGTATATCGCACAGATGGACGAACACGACGACAGATATGTTCCGGAGAACTGGATAAAAGCGAACCCGATTCTTGAATTTGACAGGGATGCTCTTGAAAACCTCATACCGATTGCACATACCGCCCGTGATATGGGCGGGGAGGATTTACGAGATTTCCTCGTAAAGCAGTTGAATATGTGGATGCAGTGGTCAAATTCACTGTATATCAAGGACATCGCAAAATGGAAAGCATGTGCCGTTCTGAAATCACTCAAGGATTTCAGAGGGTCAAAATGTTATGTCGGGGTTGACCTGTCATCCGGAGGCGACTTGACATCAATCGCAATCGTGATTCCGTTCATGGTTGACGGAGTAAAGAAATATTTTGTACACACACATTCGTTCATTCCGTCCTCAAGGGTGGATGAACACATCAAGACCGATAAAGTACCTTATGACGTATGGATTGAAAAGGGTCTTGTGACAGTGACCGAGACACTGGGAGGAATAAAGACAGATTACAAATACATCATCAAATATCTTGAGGATTTGGTGAAAGAATACGACCTCAAACCACAGTTGATATGTTATGACCCGCACAACGCATCGGCGTTCCTGTCAGACCTTGAGGCGTTGGGATTCGATTCAATCTCTGTCACGCAGACAGCGAAAGAGTTGAACGATGCGACCGTTGATTTCAGACTTGAGATTTTGGCGGGCAACGTGGAAATCGAGGGAATCGAGGTCGGAAAAGAGGGAAACAAGATTGTTGTTCCTGCCGATGGCTTGCTTGTGTGGTCTATCGCAAACGCAAAGACCATCTCAAACAACTACGGCGAAATAAAAATTGACAAAGACATCACGACAGAGAGAATCGACCCGATTGACGCTATCATCGACGCATGGAAACACGCAATGAAAGAGGAATACCGTCCGGATGTGAATGAGACTGTCAATGAATGGCTTGAGCAATTTGAAAAATACATGAAGAAAGGCGGTGAGAAATAAATGAATCCGTTTCAGAGATTAGGAGTGAAAATTTCAAATTGGTGGAGAGGTGAACCACAGGACAGCGGAGGCGTTGTGACACTGAACTCACCGTCGTTCCTTGAACGGATAGGACTGAAAAGAAAAGGGAAACCGACATCAGAGGTCACATATTTCACATGTCTCAAGATGCTGTCGGAGACCCTTGCGAAAATGCCTATCAAATATTATCAGAAAACGGACAAGGGAATCATTGAGGCAGAGGCGACGGACACATCAAAGCTGCTCTCAAAAAGACCGAATCCGTTTATGACACCAACGACATTTTGGAACACGGTTGAAATCAACCGCAACCATTACGGAAACGCCTATGTGTACATGAGAAAGAAGTTTGACCGCAAGAAATACGGCGGTGAAATCAAAATCGTTGATTTGTGGGTTATGCAGTCAAATTGTGTGCAGATAGTCGTTGACGATGCGGGAATATTCGCAGGAGTTGGGCGTTTGTGGTATGTCTACACAGACCCGACATCCGGTCGTCAATATGTGTTCAGTACAGACGAGGTCATGCACTTCAAAACATCATTCAGTTTTGACGGAATCACAGGACTACCAGTGCAGCAGATATTGAGAGACACGGTTGCGGGTGCATCCGAATCACAGGCGTTCATGAATAACTTGTATGAGAGCGGTCTGACAGCAAAGGCAACTCTTGAATATACCGGAGAACTGAACGAAAAAGCGAAAACAGCACTTGTCAAGTCGTTTGAGGAGTTCGGTAGCGGGGCGAAGAATACAGGAAAAATCCTGCCTGTTCCGTTGGGGATGAAACTCACACCTCTCGACATCAAACTGACAGATTCGCAGTTCTTTGAACTGAAAAAATACAATGCACTGCAAATCGCCGGAGCGTTCGGGGTGAAACCGAATCAAATCAACGACTATTCAAAGTCGTCATACAGTAACAGCGAAATGCAGCAGTTATCATTCTACGTTGACACAGAACTGTTCATAATCAAGCAGTACGAGGAGGAAATCAATTTCAAAATACTGCCGGATGAAGATGCAGACGACGGATATTATTACAAATTCAACGAAAAGGTATTGTTCCGCACTGATTCAAAAACGCAGATGGAATATTTGAGAAACGGTGTCGGGGGAATGATTATCAAACCGAATGAGGCAAGACGTAAACTCGACATGGAAGATGCGGAGGGAGGCGATGTTCTGCTTGCAAATGGCAGCATCGTTCCGTTGACTATGGCGGGAACAGCATATTTGAAAGGTGCATCCGAACCGGATGAAACCGAAGAACCGGAGCAGCCGGAAGAAAAGACAGAGCCGGACGCAGAGCAGCCGGACACAGCAACAGAACCGGACGAAACCGACGAGGCAGAGGACGAGGATGAACAGGAGGGAGGTGAATAATCATGCCAAAGAGACGTTTTGATTTCACAAAGAAGAATAAACGCAGCGGAAAGGTCGAAAATGTCGGCTATTTGGATTTAGAGCAGGACGAGGAACAGAGCAGATGTTCCTTGTATTTCTACGGTGACATTGTATCGGCAACATGGGAATCCATGTGGTACGAGGAGGACAGATGCCCGCAGGACATCGCAGATTTTCTCAACCAGTTAGATGGCTATGAGGACGTTGATATTTATTTCAATTCCGGAGGTGGAGACGTATTTGCAGGACTGGCAATCTATAACCAGTTAAAACGATACGACGGACACAAAGTCGGCTATGTCGACGGAATGGCTGCATCTATCGCATCGGTCATCATGTTCGCTTGCGACGAACTGCATTTTGCAACAGGGGCACAAGCAATGATTCACAAACCGTTGTGCATGGCATACGGCAACGCAGACGATTTCAAGGCAGTAATAAAACAGTTAAATCTCTGCGAGGATTCAATCCTTGACGTTTACATGGAACATGTGCAGGAGGGTGTCACAAGAGACAAGATTCAGAGCCTCATGAGCAATGAGACATGGTTCGACAGTAAGAAGATGCAGCAGTATTTCAATGTCGAAATCGAAGAAAAGGCAGCAGTCGCAGCGTGTGCATCCGACTATTTTGAGAAATACAACAATATTCCGGAGGCACTCAAGGGAACTGAAAAAGAAAACATTGTCGATGCGGTGCTTGCAGAACTGGAAAAGAGAAACAGTGCAGCAACACAGGCAGAGGAACAGAGAATCGAGGCAGAAAAGCGGGAGATTCTCGATGATTTATACCTTTACGGTATGTAAGAAATGGAGGACAGAAAGTCATGAATAAGGAATTACAGAAGTTATTGAAACAGATTAACGACAAGAAAAATGAAGTCAAGAGCCTTGTGAACGACGGAAAACTCGACAAGGCAAAGGCAGCAAAGGAAGAACTCAAGGAGTTACAGAACAGATTCGACCTCCTCTATGATTTGGACGAGGACGAGCAGGGCAGTATTGAGGACAAGGTCAACAAAGGCACTGCAAAGCAGGTCGGCGGTGAGAAAAAGGTTGACAAAAAGAATCTTGTGAAAGCGTTCGTCAACATCGTAAAAGCGGGATTCCTGCACAGAGAGGCAGACGAGGCAGATGTTGAGGCGTACAAGAACGCACTCACATCCGACACAACCGCAGGAAGTGAGGGAGAGGTCGGAATCGGCGTGACTATTCCGGAGGACATCCGAACAGACATCATCGAACTGCGTCGTTCATCCGACAACCTTGAGCAGTATGTCAATGTTGAGGGGGTTGTGACAAAGACCGGAACACGAAACATTGAGGTCGATGCAGAATCAACACCGTTCGACAACGTGGACGAGGCTGCGGATTTTCCGGAGATGGACGAGCCGGAATTTTTACCGATTGAGTACAAGGTCAAGAAAAAAGGTGGAATCCTCAAGATGACCGCCGAACTGCTTGAGGACACAGCAGCCAACATCATGGCGTACATCAACAAATGGATTGCGAAAAAGACAAAGGCAACCCGTAACGCAATGATTCTCAAGGTACTCAACGAAATGACAAAGGAAAAAGAGGTCACAGTGGAGAACCTCGACAGTCTCAAGGACATTTTCAATGAGCAGTTAGACCCTGCGATTGCAGAATCCTCAATCGTCATCACAAATCAGAGCGGTTTCAACTACCTCGACAAGTTAAAGGATAAGGACGGAAACTATATTTTGCAGAAAGACCCGACACAGCAGACAAAGGGAAAGATGCTTTTCGGAGAATACAGAATCGTGAAACTGTCAAAGAAAACACTCAAGTCCACACCGATTATGAACAGCGATGGTCATACAATCGACGGGTACAAGCATCCTGTTTTCTGCGGTGACTTGAAAGAGGCTATCACACTTTTTGACAGAAATGTTCTGACAATCGACCTCAATGACAAAGGTGCGGGGTTATGGGATAAGGACATGACAGGTCTCAAGGTTCGTGACCGTTTCGATGTGCAGGCAGTTGACAAGGATGCAGTCATCAAGGGTGAAATCACAGAGGTTGTCAACGGGTAACAAGGCAGCAGGGCGGTGAATCCGTCCTGCTATTGAAAGCAGGTGAGAAATATGACGGACGAAGAAAAAGAGAAATACAGAGACGGTCTGATTGCAACATGCAAGGTATATTGTCACATCGACTATGATGACGACATGGAAATCCTTGAATTGATGTTTGATGTGACCATGCAGGAAATGACGGAACTGATTCCGAATTTCGACCAGTACAGCCTCACAAGCCGTCAAAAGCTGCTTGCATTTATATCCGTGAAAGAACTCTACGACAACCGTGACAAATACCGGAGCGACACGAAACTGCTTGCCTCTGCTGCCTCCTCAATGCTTTTGAAAGAAATATACGGAGGTGCAGCACAATGACAGGCAGAATCAAGATAATTCGCAAGGTGTCGAGCGTTGTTGATGGCAGACGGCAGCAGGAGGAAAAGGAGTTTTTCTCATGTTGGTGTGATGTCAAGAGTTTGGGAACAAATGAAAAATACAATGCGTTGCAGATAGGTCTTGAGAACACAATCATGTTTGAAACGAGAGCCTGCGACAAGATGGAGGAAATCAGATTGAATCTGAAAGAGTTCTACGCAGTATATAAAGGCGTTGAGTTCAAGATATATGATGCGTGTCCGATGTTCACAGACGACAGGAAATATCAGTTGAAATGTAGAGCGGGAGCATAGTGTCATAATCTGACACCGGAGGTGATGCAGTGAAAATCGAAATGGAATTTCAAGGTTTGAAAGAACTCATGAAAGCATTTGAGGACGCAGCAAGCGACGAGGACATAAAAGAGGTCAATCAAAAGATTGTAAAGCAAAGCGAACCAGTTGTGAAAAACATCATGTCCGGCAAAATTCCGAAATCGGCAGACATCAAATTATCCGGCAGAGGTTTCGGTTCAAAGTCATCCGTGACATCACATGCAGCGGACAGCATACCGATGGGAGCAGTCAAAATGAAAGACACAGGAGCAACAGCAGATGTCGGATGGGAAAAGTCGGACAATAGCGAACACTTTTATGTGAAATTCATAAACTGGGGAACTATCTATCAACCGCCTCAAGAATTTATTTACGCAACAGGGCGTGAGGCAGATGCGGAACTGCAAAAAATCGCAGAACAAGAATATCAATCCTATTTAGACAACACATTGAAATGAGGTGAGAGCATGAGCAGCAGTCCGGACATCATCAAAGATGCATCCGACGCATTGAGACCTATATCAGACAGAGGAATCACTGTGATGCAAGGATGGTATGACAAAGACATCCATGACAGACATGTGACATTGTGGGATTTGGGAGAAAATGACGAGAATTTTTCGGACGACGATGCAGAGGGAGTGACGCTGTCAGTGCAGGTCACTATATTTTCAGAAAGTGACGAGGTTGAACTGGCAAGGGAAATCAAGTCAATCATGAAAGAAAATGATTTTTCGTTTGAGGGCAGGAACGGAGACGATTCCAAGCCGGAGGACGGAATCTATATGAAAGCACAAAGGTTTTCAAAGTTTTATGAAATGGAGGAATAGACATGAGCGAAACAGTAACACAGGTTAGCGAGACAGAACAGAAGATTGTCAGGAGCAGAACATGCGGTTGTAGAGATTTTTACATCGCAAAACTCACACAGAATGATGCAACGAGGTATGTAGCAGGTACACCCGTAAAACTGGCAAGAGCAATCAAGGCAAAAGTTGATGAAAAATGGAGTTCGGAGAAAATCTACTCTGACGACGGAACAGAGGAGGTCATCAATTCATATGAGGGAACTGAAATCGAACTTGAGGTCAACGCCCTTGCACCACAGGACAGACAGATTCTTTTCGGTCAGTTGTATGAGAATGGTTTCCTCGTAAAGACGGCAGACGACAAAGCACCGGAGGTCGCTGCCGGATGGAGAGAAAGAAAACTCAACGGAAAGTATGATTTCAAGTGGTTGTATGCCGGAAAGTTTGCAGAGGGAATCAGCGAGGAGGCAAGCACAAAAGAGGGAAAACTGTCTCCGACAACAAAGAGCGTCAAGGGTTCATTCTATGAGAGAAGTCTTGACAATGCATATGAGATTTCTGTTGATGAATCAAACCTTGTAACAGAAGATACAAAGGCAGCAGAGGCAATCAAGAATTGGTTCAGCAAAGTGCAGGAGAAAAACGGCGGTTTAGGCTAATAAGAGAATATATAACAGGAGGATAAATCATGAAAAGAAAAATTATAGTCAATAACAAAGAGTTTACAATGCCGAAAATGTCAATCGACACATACACGGAATATCTCGAACTTGCAGAGGTTATCGACGCAAAACAGAGATATTCAAAGCAGGACATTGAGGCGATGGGTCTTTTTATCTGCAAAGCATACGGAGACCAGTTCACCGTTGAGGAATTAAAGAATCCGGAGACCGGACTTGATGCAGCAGGTTTGATTCTTGAGTTCCAGTTCATCGACATGGGAATCGCCGACGACCTCACCAAACGTATGGAGAAGATAGAGAAAAATTTTCAGAGTGGCAAGTGATACCGGAAATCGAGGTCACTTGCAGAGGTGAGAGACTTTTCATCAATTCCGTAACGGTAGAACAGTATAAAAAATACATCAGTCTCATGGAAAAGAATGACACGGAGAAATTCTCCGGAGTGATGTTTTTTAACAAAAAGATAATGCAGGAGATGTTCGGGAATGAATTGTCGCTTGCAGCAGTTGGGGAGATTGATGCAGTTGAATTTCTGACGGCAATCAAGACGGTTCATTTCATCATGCAGAACATTGTTGCAGAGAAGATGTTGAGCATTGTCGAGGTTGAACAGGTAGAAAAAGAGGCATCCGCATTCGATGACTATGACCGTGAAAACGGATATGAGGACGAGGATGAACAACCGGAGGAAAATCAATGGAAAGTCTGCGGGGAAATTGTTGACCGTGTTGTGAAAATTGCGATTCGGCTATTGAAAAACTCATACAGTCAATGCATGAAAGAGAACATTGTCACGTTGTTGGACTACTTAAAATTTGAATTAGATACAATCAACGAAAATCAGTAAGAGAGGAGGCGACCGAATGGCTTATACAAGCGTCAAAATATCGGCAGATTCGAGCAGTTATCAATCACAAATGAAATCGGCAGCATCGCAGATGAAAGTCTTGTCTGCGGAATATACGACGGCAGCGACGAAAGCAAAGTTGTTCGGGTCAGAAACAGACAGCCTCAAGGCAAAAGCCGAATCGCTCACTCAAAAAATCACGGTGCAAAAGAACATCGTGCAGTTGAACAGTGAGCAGCAGGAGAAGTTGACAAAGAAACTGTCAGACCAAAAGACAAAGCAGGAGGAACTCAAAACAAAGATTGATGCTGCGAAAGAGGCTTATGAGAAATCAACGGCAGAGACCGGAAAGAACTCCGAGCAGTCAAAAGCACTCAAGGATGAACTCGACAAGTTAGAGAAAGAGTTCACCGCAAATGAGACAGCAATCGGAAAGACAGAGACCGCACTTGCAAATCAGACGGTAAAGACGGAAAAGTCAAAGACTGCCCTCATGAACATGGAGGCAGAACTGAAAAATGTTAATGACCAGTTAAAAGATAATAAACTTGAAAAATTTGCGACCGCTTGCGATACGGCGGGAACAAAGATGGAGAGTTTCGGAAAGAAAATGTCGGTTGTCTCTGCCGGAATTGCGGGTATTGGTGCAGCATCAATCAAAGCATTCACGGAACTCGACGAGGGTTATGACACCATAGTGACAAAGACCGGAGCAACCGGAGAGGCACTTGAGGGATTGACAAAGTCTGCGGATAATGTTTTCGGAACAATGCCGGAGGATATGTCAACGGTAGGAGAGGCAATCGGAGAAGTCAACACAAGATTCCATACAACCGGAACGGAACTTGAAAAGACCTCTAAACAGTTCATACAGTTTGCAACAATCAACGGAACAAACGTCACACAGTCAGTTGACCAAGTTGACAAAATCATGAAAGCGTGGAACGTCGATGCATCACAGACAGGGAATCTATTAGGATTGCTCACGGCAAAGGCACAGGAAACCGGAATCTCTGTTGATACATTAGAGGGATATGTCCTCGACAACAACGCTCAATTCAAAGAAATGGGATTGTCATTGCCTCAAGCAATCAATTTGATGGCTCAATTCGACGCAAACGGTGTTGATTCAACTCAAGCAATGGCGGGTCTGAAAAAAGCATTACAGAACGCCACATCAGAGGGAAAATCAATGGACGAGGCGTTGTCAGATACTATCGGCAGCATCAAGAACGCAAAGACAGAGACCGAGGCGATGCAGATTGCAACGGAATTGTTTGGAAAAAAAGGTGCTGCGGAAATGACAAAGGCAATTCGTGAAAACAGAATTGACCTCACCAGTCTTTCGTCATCAATGGAGGAATACGGTTCAACAGTCGAGGACACCTACAACGGAACACTCGACCCGATTGACAATGCAAAGGTTGCGATGAACAACGCAAAACTGGCGTTGTCGACACTGGCATCCACAGCACAGACATCCGCAGCACCTATGATTGAAAAATTGACCGGAAAGATTCAAGAGTTGACACAATGGTTCACGTCGCTCTCTCCGGCACAGCAAGAAACAGTTCTCGAAGTTGGTCTTGTGGTCGCTGCTATCGGTCCGTTGTCAATCGGATTCGGAAAAGTGGCAAAGGGAATCTCTGACACGGTAACGACCGGACAGAAATTTGTGTCCGGAGCTGCAAAGATAATCGCAAAGATTACGGCAAAGACAGCAGCCACGGCAGCAACGACCGCAGCAGATACGGCATCGACCGCAGCCACAGCAGCCGGAACAGTAGCGACAACAGCACACACGGCAGCAACGACCACGGCGACCGCAGCAACGACAGCGTTCGGAGTAGCGTTGAAAGTTCTGCAAACGGTCGGAGTTGTGGCAATTATCGCAGCAATTATCGCAGCAATAGTTCTGTTGATTAAAAACTGGGATAAGGCAAAAGAAGCCGTAACAAAATTATGGTCGCATATCAAAGAAAAATTCAATGCAATCAAAGAGAGCATCACGGGAGCATTCACGAAAGCGAAAGAGGCGGTCACAAATAAGGTCAAGGAAATCGGTGACAGCATAAAAAACAGCACCATAGGACAAGCAGCCTCGAAAGTATTCAACGGCGTAAAGGACACAGTTCATAATGTCATGTCGGCAGCGACCGAAACGGCAAAGGAAAAACTGGGGAACATGAAAACCGCCTATGAAGAAAACGGAGGCGGTATCAAGGGCGTTGTTGCTGCCGGATGGGAGGGAATCAAAGGATATTATTCAGCAGGATTCACATTCGTTGATAATTTATCCGGAGGGAAACTCTCTGAAATCAAATCAAAATTCTCTGAAAAGACATCGGAAATCAAAACAAAGGTTTCCGAGGGTTGGGAGAACATGAAAACCACTGTCACCACAAAAATGACGGAATGGAAAACCAACGCATCAAACAAACTGAATGAAATAAAGACGAATTTCTCAACAAAGGTTTCAGACATCAAGTCAAATGTTTCAACAGGTTGGGAGAACATGAAAACCACCGTCACCACAAAAATGACGGAATGGAAAAATAATACATCGAATAAATTGACAGAAATCAAATCCGGATTTTCCTCAAAGGTTTCGGAGATAAAAACGAAATGGTCGACGGATTTCACGAACATAAAGGACAAGGCAACCTCACTCATGGAGACAGCAAAGTCCAATGTTTCAACGAAACTCAATAATATGAAATCTGCATACAGTGAAAAAGGCGGGGGAATCAAGGGAATCGTGTCTGCTACGTTCACAGGCGTAAAGGACACAATGAACTCTCTCATGAGTACGGCGAACACTCTGACAGGCGGGAAACTTGACAGCATCAAATCGGCGTTCTCAAGCAAATTAGCGAGTGCAAAATCGACCGCATCGTCTGCGATGGAGAGCATCAAATCATCGTTCTCCTCAAAGATGGAATCCGCACACGGAGCGGTGACAGGTGCATTGTCAAGAATCAAATCGGCGTTCAATTTCAAATGGTCATTGCCACATCTGAACTTGCCACACATCAGCGTGTCCGGAGGCGTTGCACCGTTCGGAATTGGAGGAAAAGGTTCGCTCCCGTCATTCTCGATTCAGTGGTACAAATCCGGTGGTATTATGACAAATCCGACCGTGTTCGGAATCAACGGCAACAGCCTCATGGTAGGAGGCGAGGCGGGTGACGAGGCAATCTTGCCACTTGCAGAGTTTTACGCGAAACTCAATACAATACTTGACAGAAAGATACAAACAATCAATCAGAATATCAATGCAACAGTGGAGGTACACACATATATCGACAGCGAGGAGGTCGCAAATGTGACCACTGACAAGGTGAGTGACAATCTAGCGATAGCACACAAAAAGAGGAGGTAAGGAATGAAAATAGATAGCACAGACATTCGAGAATTTGATGCAAAACAGTTATCGGTCGAGTTTACACCTCCTCAAACAACCGTGACAGTGGACATGTTCGAGGGTGCTTTGATTCCGTCAGAATCAGAGACATATACACCACTGTCCGGAATCACGGTTGAGGTGCTTTTCAGAGGCAAAGACAGAGATGAAGTCATGACACATATTAGCGACTTCAATGCACTCCTGCAAAAAGGTGTTGTTTTGACACTTGACGGATATCGGAGAAAATTCAAGGGATTTATGACAGCGAATGCACCGGAAAAGACAATCTCAAAAGAGAGATACAAGTCATCGTTCAAGTTCACGGGGTACTGGTTTAGCGACGATGTGACAATCTCGTGGCAGGAGAAAAATGAAATAATTTTCGAGACAAAAGGAAACAGGTGGACACCATGCAGATTGACAATCACAGCACTGGAATACATCGAGACAATGAAAATCAACGGTCTTTCGGATGAAATAACAATAAAGACAATTCCGAGAGGTGCGACAGTCGTGATTGATGGAGAGACCGGATTCGTAACAATGGATGGCGAAAACAAATTCAAAGATGTGGAAATGTTTGAATTTCCGTATCTGAAAACCGGAAAGGATAAAGAACATCACATCATTTTTTCGGATAAAAATGCAATCGTAACAATTCAATACAAACCTATGTGGTTATAGGAGGCGGTCAGATGGATTTGTACAATGATTCACACGAAAAGGTGTGTATTTTATCCGGAATAAAAGAAACGTGCATCACAAGCACTCTCAAGACTGGAGATAAGGAAATCACATTCGAGTTCCGAAAGACAAACAGGTATGCGACGGACATCAAAGAGGAGGGATATATCAGAACCGACACGGACGAATTTGTTATCAAGCAGGTCGAGCCGAGCGGGGAATGGTACAAATGCACCGGAACATTGAACGTCGAGGAACTGGAGGGCAAACAATATCCGCAGGGATTCGAGACTGTGGAAAAGACGGTCGATGAATGTCTAACAGAGGCAATCGACGGAACTGGATGGAAAGTCATCCGGTGCGATGTTTCCAAAAAGAGAACAATCCGGATAGAGCAGAACTGTTCTGCATGGGATGTCGCTCAACAGGCAATTACAACGTATAGATGCGAGATGGTGTTCGATTCTCTGAACAAGGGAATTTCGGTATATGAGAAATACGGAGAGGACAGAGGAGCATATTTCATTGAACGTCTGAACCTCAAGCGGTTGCAGGTGCAGTCAAACTCATACGACTTTGCAACAAGGCTCATTCCGATAGGGAAAGATGGATTGATGCTGAATATCGACGGGAAAAATTATGTTGAGAATCACCAGTATTCAAAGAAAGTGAAAACGATGACGTGGAAAGATGAAAGATACACGGATGCGGAATCACTGAAAGAGGATGCGGAGGCGAAACTGGACGAACTTTCCAAACCATACAGGTCGTACACAGCAGAAATCATCAATCTTGTTGAGGCAGTGCAGGACGAGGAGAAAAAAGAACAGTACAAAGAGGTGTTCAGTATAGCACTGGGAGACACGGTGCTGCTAATCTCCAAGTCAACGGGAATCCGTGAGAGCCACAGGATTGTGAAATTCTATGAATACCCGTTGACGAAAGAAAAGAACAAGGTCGAACTGGCAAACACAAGACTGTCATTCGAGGAGGTTCAGAGAACCGAGCAAGAATTGTCATGAGGAGGTGAGAAAATTGGAAATCATTAGACACATCAAAGTGGATTTGTATGGAGACACACAGCATTTTGCAGTTGCAGCGAAACAGATGGATATGGGAACACGGTACATCGGAGTGACGCTCATGGAGGACGGTGTCGTGTATGAGATACCGGACAATGTGGAGGTCATTATCAACATGACCAAACCGGACAAGACACACGTTCACAACGATGGAGAAAAGTCCGGAAATGAGGCTCTCATTCCTCTCACAAGAGGCATGTTGCAGGTTCACGGAACAGCATTGTGTGAGGTGCAGTTGTATCAAAATGGTGCATTGCTGACGAGTGCGACGTTTGAGATGGAGATTTTTCCGTCACAGCGGGATGAATCGGAAATCATTCACTCCGGAGAATATACAAGACTGGAGAACACCATTGCAGCAGCGAGAGAGGCTCTGCAAATCGCACAGGACACACAGAACACCATTGATGCAGCAGAGGCGGTCAGACAGGCACAGGAGCGGTTGAGAGAGGCTGCTGAAAAGGCAAGAGAAATCAAAGAGAGCCGGAGAGAGGATGACACCGCAAAGGCGATTGCAAAATGTGTCGAGGCGATGGAGGCAGCAATCGAGCAGACAAAGAAATGTCTGACAGCGACCGAGGAGGCAAACAAAATCATCATCAGTCAGTCCGGTCTTGATGCGATACTGGCAGCAGTCAAAGACTATTATGAACGCATCAGAGAACTTGAGACGGACATCAACATCAATGTGGATGGAGGAACACCAAAATCAACCGACCTCCTGCTTGTCAAGGGAGGAACACCGTTCACGACCGATTATGACAAGTACATCGCAGGAACGTCACACACAATTTGAGAAAGAGGTGAAAAAGAATGGCAACAGCAACAATCACTCTGAAAAAGGGAACGACCGCAGAGTGGACGGAGAGCAAGAGGGTTCTCGATGATGGAGAACTGGGTCTCGAAACCACGACAAGCGGTCACAGAATCATCCGAATCGGTAACGGTTCGACCGAGTTCATGAGCCTCCCTGTCGCATTTGACATCGAGGAGGTCAGAGAAATCAAGACCGGAATGGACGAAGATGCAAAAACGTACTATGACGACATGGTCAAAAAGGGAACGGAGTTGCTTGCAGAAATGAAAGCACTGGCAACGACTGTCGAACTGGAGGACGATGCGACGCAAATCAAGTATCGAATGGGTATCTCAAACGGTACGTTGTATTTTGAGGAAATCACAAAGGAGGCAAGTGAATAATGGCAGCAGGTGACAGAATATTCATGGCGAAAGAATCCACGTCGCAGGAGATTCTTTCCAACACAAAGAAAATTATCGAGGACGCAAAAGCAAAACCGAAAAGATACGGAATGAGAATCAACCTCCTCGACAGCAATCCGGCAACCCGTGTCAAATATCTTTATGATGCGGTTGGAATGACACCCGCAGGAATGAATTTCGCAGGAGGCGGGTTCGATTATGGAGACTGGGGAGATATTTGGTTCGTAAAGAAAAACCGTCCGGTCATGGTAAGAACTGACGGAACGGTTGACTATGAACTGAATCATGAAAACCATGCTCTCAAGCTGAACGGAGGAGCATCGGACATCACAAAAACATCATACGGTGGAAATGCAATGTCCGAGATTCCTCTGATTTGGGTCAAGAGATGGACACAGAACAATTATCATTTTGTTGTGTTCTGTGAGGAGCAGTACGATGACACATACAAAGCATACGCACACACCGACGCAGACGGAAATGTCCTGCCTGTGACATATTTCCCGATGTACGAGGGTTCGGTTGTCAACAACAGGATGCGTTCACTCTCCGGTCTCACACCGACAGCGTCCATGACAGACGAGCAGGAGACGACCGCAGCAAAGCAGAACGGCGACAGATGGGATAAACAGTCATTTTCTGAAATCAACCTCATGTATGAAATGTGTACGATGATTACATGTAGCACCAACTCACAAGGCAAGTTTGGAAACGGAAACAGTCAGTCCGACAATTTCTTGCAGACCGGAACACTCAACGGAAAAGGACAGTTTTTCGGTTATACATCGACCACACAGGCAGTCAAAGTATTTTACTGCGAGAACTTCTTTGCGAACTACTGGAAACGTTTGAGAGGTCTGCTGCTTATCAACGGAGTGTATCATGTGAAAGCAGTTCCTCCGTACAACTCAACAGGTGCGGGGTACACAAACACAGGACTGACACCGTCCGGAACATCCGGAGGCTACTGTTCAAGAATGGAAATGGCATCCGACATCGGAAGAATCCCGACCGTTGCATCCGGAAGTGAGACCACATACGAATGTGATGGGTTATGGTTCAACAATACGATTGTTGCAGTTGCCCTGTTCGGTGGCAACCGTGGCAACGGGTCGAAGTGCGGTTTGTCGTACTGGAGTGTGGGCGACCCTGCGACGAGCGTGCACACGTACATCGTGGCGAGCCTTTCTTGTAAACCGCCTGTTGCTGCTGCGTAAGCAGCGAGGGGGAACGGGGGAGATACTCCCCCGCAATAAAAAGGGAGGTTCGGAGGGTTTACCCTCCGAGGTGTCCGGTATGACAAGGATTTTCCACGATGATGGAAACGGGAGGCACATCCGACACAAACAGAAAAAATTGTGATAGAATCTCCGACATGACAAAAAGATGACCTTGACATGACAGGGGAATCGGTGTGCGTCCTTGCCCTGTTCGGTGGCAACCGTGGCAACGGGTCGAAGTGCGGTTTGTCGTACTGGAATGTGAACAACCCTGCGACGAACGTGAACACGAACATCGTGGCGAGCCAATCTTATCAAATTATGGAGCATTTAACCAAAAGCACACCTTTTTCCTACACCGCAGGGTGTTGAAATACACCTAACCAGTGGAAATGATACCGATGCAGGCAGGGTCGAGTAAGAATATCAGAAAGACCTTGAGGTGATAAGAAAGATGGGAAAGAAATCCGTCAATAACCTGTACAAGCCTATGTTAGAACATAGCAATGTTGAGCAAAAATTTCATAAAGCAGCAAAGGGCAAGACAGAGCGTCCGGACGTTGCGGTGATATTAGAGCCGACCAACATTCAGAGACATGTCAAGAACGTCGTCGAGCAACTTGAGAACACTGCACCGGAGGGGTACGACATACCACATCCGGAAAAGGCATGGAAACCATCAAGACACGGAAAAGTCTGCATCAACGAGGGAACAAGCAGGAAAGTGAGAATGATTGAGAAACCTCGATACAATTATGAGCAGGTGATTCATCACATTGTCGTCTCTGCGTGTTATGACATTTTCATGAAAGGGATGTATGAGTTCTCATGTGGGAGCGTACCGAACAGGGGTGCTCATTATGGGAAAAAGTACATCGAGAGGTGGATTCAGCGAGACAAAAAGAACTGCAAATATGTTCTCAAGATGGATATTCGACACTTTTTCGAGAGTGTTGACCATGATGTCTTGAAAGCGTGGCTCAAGAAGAAAATCAGAGACGAGAGAATGTTGTACATCCTCGAACTGATAATTGATGGGAGCGAGGTCGGGTTGCCTTTAGGGTTTTACACGTCGCAGTGGTTGTCAAATTTCATGTTGCAGCCTCTCGACCATTTCATCAAAGAGCAGTTGAAAGCGGTGCATTATATCCGGTATATGGATGATATGGCGGTGTTCGGAAAGAACAAAAAGGAACTCCACAGGATGCAGCAGGAGATTGAGAGATTCTTGAGAGAAAAGTTCAACTTGCAGATGAAAGGAAACTGGCAGGTGTTCCGGTTCGATTACACAGAGAAAAAGACCGGAAAGAGAAAAGGGAGACCACTCGATTTCATGGGATTCCAGTTCTATCACGACAAGACGATTCTGCGGGAAAGCATCATGTTGAGTTGCACACGGAAAGTCAACCGTGTCGCAAAGAAAGAGAAAATCACATGGTACGATGCAACCGCAATTCTGTCATACATGGGTTACTTGAGCAATACAGACACATACGACATGTACCTGCAAAGGGTCAAGCCTTATGTGAATGTTAAGAAATTAAAGAAAATAGTTAGCAAACATTCAAAGCGAAAGGAGCGAGAAAAACATGAAAGAATGGAGAGAAGTGTTCGGAACGGAGGCAGAACAGCCGGAGGAGTTCGACACAACAGCGTCACCGACAACGGTATATCAGAGACGCAATATCAAGAAAGCAACGAAAGAGGATGCAGACGGAAAGAAAATCACCGGATGGCAGCGAGAGGAGCGTGAGATGTCACGGGAGGAATATGACAGATTGACGCTCATGCAGGAGGTTGTTGCATCCAACACAACAGGAATCGTTGAATCCGTGACACAGTTTCAGAAAGATGCAGTCATTGACGAATACACACAGCAGTTGATTGAGGAGGGGTTGATTTAGTATGAAAATGCTTGTTGAAAGTCTCAAAAGAATGTACAAAAAAGGCACTCTCACAAAGGAACAGATTTCCGAGCGTGTCTCAAAGGGTAGTATTTCAGTGGATGAATATGAATACATCACAGGGGAGGCATACTCTGGCGGTGGTGCAGAATGAGTCCGCTTGAAATAATATCACGATTGTGTGATGTGACGGAAACTCTATCCGCAATCGTGAAAAAGCAGCAAACAATCATTGAACAGTCGAAAATCGAGGAGGCGGTCAGAGTGGAACTCCGGCAGGAGGTAGAGGAGACAGACAGGGAGATGGATGTTCTCGAATACCACATGCGGAAATACTGCGACACCGACGACCTCGAGGCGACAGAGTTCGGAAAGGAGAACGCCGTTGACGATTGAGATTTCCCTGTTGCTCTCCGGAGTATCTGTTGCGTTTGCGATTTTTTTCGGTATCTGCTCAAAGCAGAGAAATGAGAAAAAGGACACACAGGAAGATGCGGAACAGAGAGCAACAACCGACACGATGGTGATGGTGAAACTTGAGAACATCGCAGACGACCTCAAAGACATCAAACGGGAATCGAGAGAGAACCGTGAGGAGATGAAAACATTGAGAGAGCGTGTTGTCATTGTGGAACAGTCACTCAAGAGTTATCACAAGAGACTGGACGGAGAACAGCATTCCGACCGATAACAGGAGGGCAGGAAACGGGCAAGAATCAACCTCACAGAAAAGAGGCAATACATGAGAATGACAGAACAGGAACGTCGCATCAGAATCAGGCATCTGAAAAGAATGTATCGGATAAGAGAGCGAAAAGAGAGACATGACAAAAAGGTGTCCGGTCTGTTCATGAAACGTGTTGTATTCACTTTGATTCTTGCAGCATTTATCTTTACAGTCGTGATGATATTTGTGTTTTTGCGGATGGGTTCAGAGCCGTCGACACTGATTGAGAATGTATTCAGATTTCTTTCAGTTGAGGGCGGTGCAATGGCACTCATTAAGTCCGTGAAAACGGTCAAGGGAACAAAGTCAAACGGAGAAATACAACACAATGACGAACCGGAACAGGATGACGAGGAGGTACAAGGATGAAATACATCGTCGAGAATTGGTTTGTGATTGTGGGTCTGATTGCGGTATGTGCAGCGGGAGGATATGCAGTATATGTTTTCGTGAAAATGCCGTCAGACAAGCAGTTGAACAAAGTGAGAGAATGGCTGCTCTATGCAGTCACAAAGGCAGAAAAAGAACTGGGAGGCGGTACAGGTCAAATCAAGCTGCGTTATGTATATGACATGTTTGTCGCAAGGTTTGCGTGGCTTGCGAGAGTGATTTCTTTTGAGGCTTTTTCGATGATGGTCGACGAGGCACTTGAGAGAATGAAAAAGATGCTTGAGAGCAACAAAGCGATGCAGACGCTTGTGAGCGGTGAGGCAGGTGAG